TAGCTGACCCGTGTCGTGCCGCTGGCATAGGCCCGGCGCAGCGCCGAAAGCTCGGTTTCCGTCCAGTCGGTCATCAAAACCATCCTTCCCGCCGCCCGAGCCAATCGGAGCGGCGCTTGCCTTGCTGCGCCTGTCCCGGCCGGTGGATTTGCCCGGCCGGATCGGTGTCACCAGATGGCGCAGCGCCGAGTTGATCCTCGAGGTCGCGCCACTTTTCGTCGGGCCAGCGGTCTGCACCCGCGATCCAGGCCGCGGCGCGGGCATAGACCCGGCAGTCCAGAGCCTCGTTGCGCTCGCGAAGCTTCTGCCATTCGAGTTTGGCGAAGCCGCGCTTCGTGCGGATCGTCACCAGCTGTTCGGCCACGACCTGCTTCAGCCATTCGCTTTCCACCCATGTCGGCAGATGGATCGTGCCCGGCGGGAAGGCCGCGCCTTCAGCGCGTTCCTCGGCCGTTGGCCGCTCCAGCCGCAGGAAGCGGTAGGTTTCGGCCTTGAAGGTCGACACCGCGACGGTCCATAGCCGCGCGCCACGCCGCAGGCGTTTGCCGCCCTCGGTGGCATCGACAAAGGTCGGGCCCGAGACCGGGCTCGAGCGGTTGAACCCCTCGACGCCTTTCACGGGCGCGACCTGCGCAAAGCCCTGCTTGCGCGACCAGGCATAGACGGCCGGGGCCTCGTAGCCGGTGTCAATGGCGAGACGCGCAATGCGCAAATGGGCGCCGTATTCATGCGGCCAGCTGCGGTCCAGCAGCGCGGTCAGGTCTGTCCAGGCGTCGTGTCGGCCAGGCCCGCCCTCGATCACAATGTGGTCCACCAGCCAGCTTTCCAGCCCGCGCCCCCAGGCCCAGACATCAACTTCGATCCGGTCCTTCTGGACGTCCGCCCCGGCGGTCAGAAACAGCCCGCCCGCAGGGACGGTCCCCGGTTTCCACGCCACGCGGCGGTCGTAGAGGCGCTGCCAGTCCGGCGCTTCGCCAGTCTCGACCCAAGTCTCGCCAAGGATCGTGTTCCGAAACGCCTTGATCGCCTCGTCCGACCCCTGGGCCGCCTCCCAGCTTCGGGCAATGCGCTGCCAGCTGAGCCAGCCAATCGGCGAATAGAGCGCCGAGAGGTGATAGCCGACCGTGGTCGGATCGGAGGCAGTTGCAGTCGCCTGCCAAGCGCCGCCCTCCAGCATCGCCGTCTTGTGGTGTTCCGCGATTGCCGCGTCGCAGCCCTCGCAGTGATATTCCGCTGTTTCCGGCTTGCCCTTCTGCCAGCGCAGCCGGTCGAACTTCAGCCATTGCATCGCGCCGCAATGCGGACACGGCACAAAGTACCGCCTCTGATCACTGGCCTCGTACTCGCGCTCGATGCGCGACAGCCCCCGGATCGTCGGCGTCGAGACCAGGAATACCTTGCGCCTGTGGGCAAAGGTCAGCGTTCGCGCCTCGGCCAACGTGACCGGATCGCCTTCCTCGTCAGCCGAGGCCGGATAGGCATCGACCTCGTCCAGAAAGATATAGCGGGCCGGGGTCGAGCGTAGGCCCACGGCCGAATTGGCCCCCGTCATGATCAGGATGCCGCCCGCGAACTCCTTCGACAGCATTGTGTTACCGGCGTCGCGTGACCGGGCTGGTTTGACCCTCTCCCGCAGGTCGGGGCTTTCCTCAATGAGCGGGTCGATCCGCTGGCGCGAGTTCCGCTTGGCCAGTTCCACGGTCGGCTGGACCGCGAGCATAGGACCCGGCGCCTGGTGGATGGCAAAGCCGATCCAGTTGTTGCCTGCCTCTGTGGCGCCCACCTGCGCCGCCTTCATGAACACGATCCGCTGCGTCGTATCGCCCGGGCTGAGCCGGTCCATGATCTCGCGCATGTAGGGCGTGCGCCCCGTGCGATACCGCCCCGGTTCGGCCGAGGCGCGGCCCGAAAGCATCCGGTGCCGGTCCGCCCATTCCGAGACGGTCAGGTCCGGGTCCGGCGTCAGCCCCGCGCCCCAAGTGCGCAGGATCTCCGCCGCGCCGTCGAAAGCCATCAGGCTGCCGAGAGCATCGCTGTCATCACCGGAAGTCGGGCCGGACCTCGGCAAGCTCGTCGAGGTGGGCGCGTACATGTGTTTCCAGAACCTTCTGCATCGCGGCTGGCTCCACGCCGAGATCGGCCGCCATCAGCGCCGCCGACCGCGCCGGCCAGTTCACCCAGGCGTCCCGCACCTCCCGCGCGAGGCGAAACACCAGCGCCAGGGCGCGCGCCCGCTCGATCAATTCCCCCTTCAGCTTCTGCAGCCGGATGCGCCGCTCCTGCGCCTTCAGAACCTCATTGGCGGTCTTCGCCTGCAGAAAGGTCGTCCCGCCGCCCGCGACGGGGGCGGGCAGACCCTCCTCGCGCAGGGTTTCGCCGACGGAGGTGACCGCCGCCTCGGGGACAGGTTTCAGCGTCGGTTCGGGCGGCTTGCGGGTCTTGGACGGGTCCGTGGTTTCTGCCCGCCGCGCATCGCTGGCCGCCGCGTTGATGCTGCCGTCGGGGTAGAGGACCAGCCGCTCGGCCATCTTTGCCTTCTGGACCGCGCCACGGGACAGCCCGACATGCGCGGCATACTGGCGCTCGCTCATGCCTTGCATCGGTAACTCCGATTATTGTTCTGAATCAGATGGTTATTGAGTTGATATGCCCTGCGCACAGAGGGAACCTGTCGCCATCGACACGCTGCAAATCACTCTTGGGAGCCATACCAATGCCCGCGAGACTGAGCCACGAGAACGCCCCCCGCGACGCGCTGATCCTCACGATCGCCGAGCGCCACCTCTTCCTCGACAGGCTCGAGACCCGGAATTCCGACAGCCTCGATTTCCACGAGCACGCGGTCTGGGCGATCCGCTCTGCCCTGGAGGCGGCCTTCGAGGCAGGCCGCCGGGCCGAGGCGGAAACACCCACCACCCAACCCTGAAAGGATCACACCATGGCGATTGCCATCCCCTCCGACGCGACCCGCATCTTCATCGACCGCCCGCGCTTCGTTCAGGCCATGAGCGTGGCCACGCTGCAGGCCCACCTCAATGACCGAAGCTTGAACGCCGAGGTCTTCGAGATGGCAGGCCGGATCGGCATCGACTGCCTGACCATTGAGCTGGCCGATGTCGTGCCGGTCCTGCAGCAGCATGGGCTCATCTGAGCCGCTCTCGACAAGGAAACGCAGATGAGCACACGCGCACAGATCGCCATCCAGATTGGGCCCAGCGAATGGGCACAGGTCTATTGCCATTATGACGGATACCCTTCGCACATGCTGCCTGCGCTGGCCTCATGGACGCCCGAGGACATCCTTGCAGCAAAGGAAATCCGGCAGGTCCGCGCCGACGGGATCGAGGCGTTCGAACGGCCCCGCGACCCTGTGATCCTGCCGCACCCGACATGCCAGTTCTGCCACCTCTATGTCTGGCAGGACGGCGCATGGATCGAACTCGACCCCGAAACCCACGCCCCAGAAGGAGCAGCGCAATGACAATGCCTTCCCTGAACTGCCTCTCCGAGGGTGAAACCCTCGACAAGCTTGCCCGCCGCGAATGCGCCATCGGCTTCGATCTGCGCTTCTGCCGCAGCGTGGCGATCAGCCCCGACGACCGCGCCACGGAAACCTGCGACCCGACCGAGGCTGAGTTCGCCACACTCTACGCGCTCACCGATCTGGGCGAGGCGATTGCCATCCATGACGTGAACCTGAGCAGCGCCGGGGCCGACGAGGTCGCGGCGGTCGCCCGCGCGCTGTTCGTGGCCATCGTCAACGCCCGCCGTGACCCACCGGACGCGGCGCAGCGCCATGAGGCGCAACAGGTGGCGCTCACCAGTGCAGACCGGATCGTCTAAACCGAAGCTGCTTGATCATAAACGCATGAAATTGCTCAGATTTGCCTACGACAATCCGCGCGGTGGAGCGAATGTCATCGCACGGAAACGATGCAACTCACCCCACGGAGCCACCACCATGACCAACCCCGCCGCCACCCTGATCGCCGACTTCCGCGCCGCCGCGGACGAGATCGACGCCCGCCTCGCGCCAAGCGCCTGCGCCACGATCGCGTCGCACAACTGGATCATCATCGACGACTTCGGACCCATGGCCTTCACGCTGACGCCCGAGGGTGGCAAGAATCGCGCCACCTGCACCGGACATGGCCGCGCGCACAAGGTCAACCGCTTCACCAAGACAGACGCCGAACGTCTGGCCCGCGCCTGCAACGCCCGCGCCGCCTTCTGGACTGACGCCGCGCGCGAGGAAGCTGCCACGCTCCGCCACCACATCGCCACGCTGGAAGCCACCAGCGCCACCTGAGCCCTAAACGGCGGGGCCAAGTGCCCCGCCTGCCAACCCGACAAGGATCATGTCATGACCAAGCGCCGCGCGATCGACACTTCCGCAGCCCTCGATGCCTTCATCGCCGCCAAGACCGAAATCGACGCGACGCTGCAACGCATCACGGCCCTCAGCGCCGACCATTTCAACGCTCATCCCGACGAGGTGAACTGGGGCCATGTAGGCACCCTGAACCATTACCGCGCCAAGCTGCGCGAGATCACCGACATGGCCTTCAGGGAAGGCGAACACGCTGAGTGACGCCGCGCACACTGGGTCCCGCCCGCCGACTGGCGGGCTTGGCCTCGTAGAAGGGCCGCATTCCGCATGCCCCGAATACTGGAGACGATGATGACCCAGCTTTCCGACACACAAGCCCTGATCCTGAGCGCCGCCGCCCAGCGGCCCGAGCACATCGCCCTGCCGCTGCCCGAGAGCCTGCGGGGTGGCGCGCAGCGTGATCGGGCCGCGCTCCTCGTCGTGACGCCAGACGGTGTTCACGTCGGTGGCGGCGATTTCCTCGATCAGTCCGCGCTTGAGCAGGCTCTTGCAGACGTTGCCGACGGCGCCGCCCTTGAGGCTGGCGGTGACGGGAAAGACCGCTCCGTCCTCGCGCGCGCAGGCGGTGGAAAGGATGACGGCTTGGGTATCGGTCAGCTGGATCTGGGGCATGAGGTCGTCTCCGTTTTTTGGGGCCGCGACCGTCGCAGCCCTCCTACGACCCCAAGCCGCGCTAGACGCGCGGCGAGAGTTCTGGCGTTGCGGTTGGTCACTCGGCGTGATCGCCTTCCTTGAAGGCGCTGTCGGTGATCTCGCGC